GAGTAATCGCATGAGTGCTATTGAGGCAGGCTATGCGGATAGTGTAAGTACATCGGATACAGCTTATAAACTCATGAAGAAACCTGACATAGTCAGGGAGATTGAACGTGTGAGCACTGAGATCGCGTTGAAGGAACGTGTGTCTCTCGCGCATCATGTAAGCAGGATGCAGGATCTATCGCAAAAGGCAGAAGATGCAGGACAATATGGTAGCGCGATACAAGCCGAGCATTATGCGGGCAAGGTATCACGCCTGTATGTGGATCAGTCGCATGTAGTGAGTGAGAAGCGTGAAGCGCCAGAGGTGATTCTGGAGCGTTTAAACTCTTTGGTTGGTGGGTAGCGTAGGCATGGGTTCGCCCTCGCGCATTATGCACCCCCGCACCCCCGTGTACGCAGGCAGGAGTCCCACACACAGATATATATATGATTTTGCTCATAGATACATGTGAATTTATGATTTGTATAACAAAGGTGTTTACACAAGCGACACCCTTTAGTTCCATAATAAGAGTTGACAATATTATATGAAAAAATTTGTGCAAAAAAAAACGAGCATACTGTAAACACTATGTTGGTTTCTGAACAATTTAATAAAATTAAAAAGAAGTTGACACCTGAAGTGATGTCTAACCTATCTGGTGATCAACGCAATGATGTCGCCTCTATGTTATCTCTACTAGAAGTGGAGATGAAGCGTGAAGTTACACATGATTCCTTTTTAGCTTTCGCTAAAGAAGTATGGCCTCCCTTCTTACAGGGTAGACATCATGAGAAAATGGCTGAAGCGTTTGAGAGAGTCGCTAAAGGCGATTTAAAGAGACTTATGATAAACATGCCCCCGCGTATGGGTAAGTCTCAGTTAACGTCTTGGTTGCTACCTGCGTGGATCATGGGACGTTCTCCCGACAAGAAGATCATTATGGCTTCTCATACTGCCGAACTAGCTTTACGCTTTGGTCGTATGGTAAGAAACTTGATTGGGAGTGAAGAGTTTAAATCTTTATTCCCTAACGTGTCTCTTACAGCAGACTCAAAAGCTGCTGGTCGCTTTGATGTATCCGGTGGTGGCGAATACTTCTCAGTTGGTGTCGGTGGTGCAGTAACTGGTCGTGGTGCTGACCTTCTTATTATAGACGATCCTCACTCAGAACAACAGGGACAGCAAGCTGATCCTAAAATCTTTGACAGCACTTATGATTGGTTCACCTCTGGCCCTCGCCAACGCTTACAGCCCGGTGGTGCAATCATCATCGTAATGACTCGCTGGAGCATGAAGGACTTATGTGGTCATGTAATGCGTGACAGCCTTATGCGCGAAGGTTCAGATGAATGGGAAGTCATTGAGTTCCCTGCTATTTTACCATCAGGTAAGAGTCTTTGGCAAGAGTTCTGGCCTGTAGAAGAACTAGAAAAAATTAAAGCTACATTGCCTGTGGCTAAGTGGGAAGCACAGTATCAACAACAACCTACTTCAGAAGAAAGCGCAATTATAAAAAGAGAGTGGTGGAATATATGGGAAAAAAGAGAACCGCCAGCAGTCTCGTTTATTATACAATCTTGGGATACGGCATTTTTAAAACATGAGCGAGCTGATTTTTCTGCTTGTACAACATGGGGTGTATTTTACGCAGATAACGAAGAAGGCAGTAATATGCCTCAAATTATTTTATTAGATGCATTGCAAGAACGATTAGAGTTTCCAGAATTAAAATCACGAGCATTAGAAATGTATAAATACTGGAGTCCTGATGCTTGTATTATTGAAGCAAAAGCAGCAGGAGCGCCTTTGGTTCAAGAGTTAAGACGTATGGGAATACTTGTCAGCGAATACACACCTACTCGTGGCAATGATAAAATATCAAGAGTTAATGCTATTTCAGATTTTTTTGCATCAGGCGTAGTTTGGGCGCCTCAAACAAGATGGGCAGAAGAAGTAATGGAACAATTTGCTGCTTTTCCTGTCGGTGATCATGATGATTTAGTAGACTCCTCTACCCAAGCTTTGTTACGGTTTAGGCAAGGTGGATTTATTTCTCTTGATCATGATGAAGATATGGGTAGTGATGTACCAGTTATTGCTAACTATTATTAAGTTGTTTACACTTACACTATAACATTCTATAGGAAAATTTATGGCTGTCGATAAAGCACTTACAGGTTTAGAAATGTCTGACATGCAAGACCGCATGAAAGATAATTCTGAAGAAATTGAAATTAGTATAGAAAATCCAGATTCAGTTGCTATTGAAACAGAAGATGGCGGTATGCTAATAGACTTTGATCCAAATTCATCGGATGAAGAAATAGAATTTGGCGCAAATTTAGCTGAATACATAGAAGAAGATGTTCTATCTTCTTTAGGTTCTGAGTTAGTTAGTGCTTATCAAAATGATAAATCTTCTCGTGGAGCTTGGGAAAAATCTTACATCAATGGTTTGGAACAACTTGGTTTAAAAACAGAAGATCGAAGTACACCATGGCCCGGAGCTTGTGGAGTACATCATCCTATGCTTTCAGAAGCTGTAGTTCGTTTTCAATCGCAAGCTATTACAGAAATATTTCCAGCATCAGGGCCAGCTAAAACTAAAATTGTTGGTAAAATAACACCAGAAAAAGAAAAACAAGCAAGTAGAGTTCAAGATTATATGAATTATTTGCTTACTGATCGTATGACAGAGTATCGAAGCGAAATGGAAAGATTACTATTCTCTTTACCTTTAGCTGGTAGTGCATTTAAAAAGATTTATTACGATCAATCTATGAAAAGACCTTGTGCTATGTTTGTTCCTTCAGAAGATATGGTTGTTTTTAATGGTGCAACTGATATTACATCAGTAACTAGGCTTACTCACATAATGCGTAAGAGTAAAAACGAAATTCGTAAACTACAAGTTAACGGATTCTATCGTGATATTGATTTACCTAGCTATGATTTAGATTTAGATGAAGTAAAAGAAAAATACGGTGACCTAACAGGCGATAAAATATCAAGAAGTAGCTCTGGTAGCGGTTATTTAACCGGTGATTCTGTGCATACTTTGTTAGAAATGCATGTTGAATTAGATTTAGATGACTTTGAAGATGAAAAAGACGGTGAAGCTACAGGTATTGCATTACCTTATGTTGTTACTGTAGACAGAGAGTCTTCAGAAATATTATCAATCAAAAGAAATTGGTTTGAAGATGATGAAGAGCATATGAGACGTGATCATTTTGTTCATTATGAGTATCTTCCGGGACTTGGCTTCTATGGATTAGGATTAATTCACCTTATTGGTGGCTTAGTTAAGTCAGCAACAAGTTTATTACGGCAATTAGTAGATGCAGGTACACTTGCTAACCTTCCGGGTGGCTTAAAAACTCGTGGTATGAGAGTAAAAGGGGATGACACTCCTATAATGCCCGGAGAGTTTAGAGATGTTGACGTTCCGGGTGGATCAATACGAGAAAACATTACATTTTTACCACATAAAGAACCTTCACCAACATTATTTCAATTATTAGGTAATATTGTTGAAGAAGGTAGGCGTTTTGCAGCAATTACTGATGTAAAAGCATCAGATATGAACTCTCAAGCTCCAGTTGGCACTACATTAGCTATACTAGAAAAAAATATGAAGGTAATGTCTGCTATACAGTCAAGATTGCATACTGCAATAAAAAAAGAACTAGCTATTTTAGTTAATGTAATTAAAGATTTTGGGCCTCCAGAGTATCCTTATGAATTAGATGGAGAAGAAAACAATATAGAAAAAGACTTTGATCAAAGAGTTGATGTTATTCCAGTATCAAACCCTAACGCAGCTACAATGGGACAAAGAATAATGCAATATCAATCTGCATTACAACTTTCAGCTCAAGCGCCACAATTATATGATTTGCCTACATTGCACAGACAGATGTTGGAGGTTTTAGGTATTACTGATGTCGATCAAATAGTACCAGCTCAAGATAATTTCAAACCTAAAGATCCAGTTTCTGAAAACATGGATATATTAAATAGTAAACCAGTTAAAGCTTTTGAATATCAAGATCATGATGCACATATTAAAACTCATATGTCTATGATGGAAGATCCAGAGATGCAACAAATGATGCAGACCTCAACAATGGCTCAATCTATACAAGGAGCATTTGAAGCTCATATTACAGAACATTTAGCATTTAAATATCGTAAAGAAATTGAAAAAGAACTTGGTATTGAGTTACCGGAAATAGGCATGGAATTACCAGAAGAAGTTGAATCTCGTCTTTCTACTTTAATCTCTGAAGCTGCAGAACAATTACTTGGTAAACAAAAAGAAGAACAACAACAAGAACAAAATGAAGCAGCAGCTCAAGATCCAGTAGTTCAAATGCAACAAGAAGAACTTGCACTAGAAAAACAAAAAGTTGAGTCAAAAATACAGACAGATCAAACTAAAGCACAAATTGATCAAGCTAAGTTATTACTTGATGGAGAAAAAGAACAAATGCGTATTGATCTTGAAAAACTTAAAATTGACAGCAATGAAAGAATTGAAGGCGCTAAAATTGGAGCCAAAATTGCAGAACGACAAGCTGATTTATCTGTGAAAGAACAAAAAATATCTGCAGACCAAGAAACTAAAGGTGCTCAGATAGGAAGTAAAATTGCAGATCAACTTCTTAAAGGACAATAATAATGGTTGACACAAGGTTTGTAGATTTGCTAATGTCACGTTTAAACGAGACAGAATCTATTTTAAAAGATAATTTAATTTCAGGTGTCATAAAAGATCACAATGAATATAGTTTAAGTAGAGGAAAGCTTGAAGGAATACAACTAGCAAAACGAGATATAGAAGAAATTGTAAATCAAGTTTTGATAGAAAATTAGTTTCGCCCGTAGGGTGCAAAGGAGTTCTCCACTTCTCCGATTTAAGTGGTGCAATGAGGACGTTTAAGATGGCATTAGCAGAAGCTACTGATATTACAGAAGGTAAAAAAGCACAACAACTGCCTATACCTACTGGATACAGAATATTAATTGGACTTCCTGAAGTTGAAGAAAAGACTGATGGTGGGATTTTTAAAGCACAAACAACTGTAGAAAATGAACATGTATCTTCTATTGTTGGTTTTGTTATTGATATGGGGCAAGATTGTTATAGAGATAAAGAACGATTTCCAGATGGTGCTTGGTGTAAGAAAGGTGATTTTATAATCATGCGAGCTTACAGTGGCACAAGATTTAAAATTCATGGCAAAGAGTTCCGAATTATTAATGATGATACTGTTGAAGCTGTTGTAGACGATCCTAGAGGTATAACTCGTGGATAATCAAGAAGCACAAATTCTGCCAGATGAGGCAGATGTAATGAAACAATCTAATGATTTCGATGTTGAAATTGTTGATGACCGTCCCACAGAAGATCAAAGATCGCCTAGACAAGAGGCAGAATCTGACGATTTTAATATTGATGAAGAAATTGATGGCGTAAATGATCAAGTTAAAAAACGAATTAATCGTTTAAAATACGAGTATCATGAACAACGAAGAGAGAAAGAAGAAAATGCTCGAATTCGTGATGAAGCAGTTCAATACGCACAAAGTATTCAACAACAAAATGAAAAATTATCAGATATTGTTAATCGTAGTGAAGAAGCATTAATAAAAAGTGTTTCTACTAGAGCAGATACTGAGATAAAAGCAGCAAAACAAGCTTACAAAAAAGCTTATGATGAAGGTGATTCTGAAGCATTAGTTTTAGCACAAGAGTCTTTAACAAAGGCACAAACTGATAAAACTTATTTACAAAATTATCAACCTCAACCACAAAAAGTTGAAGCAGCTAAGTCTTTTGATCAGCAACCACAAACTGCTGATCCAAGAACTCAAACTTGGATTGATAATAATCAATGGTTCGGACAACCGGGTTATGAAGAAATGACAGGATTTGCTTTTGGTTTACATGAAAGTCTTACAAAAAAGAATATAACATCTAAATCAGATAAATATTTCGACACAATTAATTCAAGATTACACAAAACTTTTCCTGAATTTTTTAATGTTGGTAAAGAAGAAGACGTGCAACCAACAAGCACAAGAAGGAAAAACACGGTAGTTGCCTCTGCACAAAGAGAAGGTAAAAATCCGCGCAAAGTTCAGCTAACACAAACCCAAGTAAAACTCGCTAAAAGATTGGGAATAACCCCTGAACAGTATGCAAGACAAATGGTTAAGGAGAGTAAACGTGGCTGATAATAATAACGAAGAAACAAAGCGCACCCCTCGCTCATTGGAAACAAGAAGCGATAACAAAAGACCTACTGAATGGAAACCGCCTTCAGTGTTACCAGATCCAACCCCACAAAAAGGTTGGGCTTTTCGATGGGTACGAACCAGTATGACCGGACAATCCGATAATACTAACGTATCTATGAGATTTAGAGAAGGCTGGGAACCTGTAAAAGCTGTTGATCATCCTGAATTGAGCGTGATACCAGATCATGAGTCAAGATTTCCGGGATGTGTTGAAGTAGGTGGATTATTACTATGTAAAGCTCCAGAAGAAACTGCAGCAGCTAGATCACAACATTATCAACAAAAAGCTGCACAACAAATGGAGAGTGTCGATCAAGCATATATGAGAGAAAATGATCCACGGATGCCAGTATTGGCTCCAGATCGTAGATCTCGGACTACGTTTGGTCGTGGTGGTTCGTAAGAACCTTTTTTAATTTATAAGGAAAGAAAATGGCTACTACAGCAACTCCGTATGGAGCAAGACCAGTAGGTACTCTTTCTGCAAGTGGTTCCTTTACAGGAAAAACAATGCAGATTAAAGTTGCCTCTGCTTATGCTACCAACATTTTCCACGGTGATTTTGTTAAATTAGTAACAGCAGGTACTGTCGAATTAGACGCAGGTACTGCTACTGTAACAACCGTTGGAATATTTCTAGGGTGCAAATATACTGATCCTAGTACAAACCAAATGACATTTAACCAATACTGGCCTGCTAG